AATTATTGTGGCTAATTGATATTAATAAAGAAGTTAAAATTTATACTGAAAAAAAGGAGAAATAAAATGATTAAACTAAGTAAAACTTCAAAAATGCCTTGCAAGTCTTTTGCTCTACCAGTCTCAAAAAATACTTGTATTGGTATGCTAGACGAACAAGGAAAAATTAAAGACGTATGCAAAAATTGTTATGCTATGAAGGGAAGTTATTCATGGAGATCAGCAAAGGCTTTAAGGAAGCATAATTATGAGGAAACACTTAATAATCTAGACTCTTTTCATGACGATATGATTAATCTTATTAAAAGAGAAAAGAGTAATTATTTTAGGTGGTTTGATTCAGGAGATATTTACGATAATGATTTACTCTATACAATTACTAGTATTTGTCGGTTAACTCCGGATATATTCCATTGGATACCAACAAAGGCTAGAGAATTATTAGATCAAGATTTATGGGAAAAACTAGAGGCTTTGCCAAACGTAAAAGTAAGATATTCAAGCCCAAGCGTTAATGGTTATTATGAGTCAACACATGGTTCTACAGTTATCCAAAATAGTCAAAAAGTTGACACTTCTAAAATCTATGTTTGTCCGGTTGGTAAAGATAAAGATAGAAAAAGTTGTCAAGAATGTCGCGCGTGTTGGCATGATGATAAAGTGATAGCTTATACATATCATTGAGCACCGATTTAAGCCTATATTCTAAAAACTGGTAGGGTGGGTTAGGCAGCATTAGAACATGGGCTTATTTAGGCTCTCAGGAGCTTAGAATAAGAGTTGAATATTAACCATAGGGGTAATTATTATGAAAAAGGAAGACGCTGTTTTTATAGCTTGCGAACATAGTGGAGCTATAAGAGATAAATGCCTAGATAATGGAATTCTAGCTTTTAGCTGTGATTTATTAGATGGTGAAGGAAAACATATAAACCACCATATAAAAGGGGATGTTTTCAAAGCCTATGAAATCCTAAGTCAAGTAGTAAACATTAAAATTATGATAGCTCATCCGAATTGCCAGTTTTTAACGAATTCAGGGGTTTGCCATATGTGGTCCGATAAAAAATCCAATGGAGTATTAAGGGGTTTTGATCGCTATACAGCCATGATAGAGGCTTGTAACTTCTTTAATGATTTAAGAGATTTACCAGTAAAGTTTAAAGCATTAGAAAATCCTATACCTCATAAATACGCAAGGGCTATTATTGGGAAATATGATATGTTAACGCAGCCTTACCATCATGGACACGAGGAGTCAAAGGCTACCTGTTTTTGGCTTGACAACCTACCACCACTATTTAAAACTAAAGTGGTTAAACCTACTAAGGGTTCAGCCATGCACCAATTACCACCATCAAAGGACCGGTGGAAGCTAAGAAGTAAAACTTACAGCGGTATTAGTGAAGCAATAGTTACTCAATGGATTAACCCAATTATGAAAGGAATAATAAAATGACTTTTTCAGTAAGTAGACACCCTAAAGGGGTTACTTTAAACCCGAAAGAATATTTACTTAATGACGAACAAGAAGTGTGGGAGTTTAACACAGTTAAAGAAGCCAAAGAAACGATAGGACTGAGTTATTTAAGCGTTAAAGAGATTGAAGAAAAACATGGAATATATATAGGAGAGACACTATGAATCCATACCGATACATGATGAAAATTAAGTATAACGAGGAGGCTAAAGCCTTTATTGAATCCCTAAGAAAACTAGGGAAAACTGAAGGCTTCAAGGTACGAGTCCGAGGTTCAGGAGCTAGAGCACCTCAGAATAGAGATGATGGGCTTGATCTTAGACACTTTGATCAAAGCCTACCATTAGAACACGCTACTCATGTTAGGCTCTACCTAGACTCATCTAAGAGTGATGGTGAAGGCTATACTGGTAGTGGTTGGATTGGTTTAGATTGGAGATCACAGTTAGCATGAGTAACCTTGAGAAGTACCTGAGAAAAGACTTACCAGATGAATTTTATATCACTAGACTAACTTTAAAGGAGCTAAAAGAAATGCAAAACTTAGATCACGAGTATTGGGACAGATTGCAGCAATTAGAAGATTTAACCGATAAGCTGAAACTAGAGATAGCTGAAAACGACTTGCCTGACCAATTAGATGCACCTGAGTCGGACGAAGATGGACTAAGAGTCAACAATTTTGCTAATAGGATCTATGACTTGGGTTGTGATATTACTGACATCTCAGAGAAGCTTATGGTAGGCCGAGGAGTACAAGAGAACTACGAGGATAAACGAGAAGATGACATTATTAATCCATTTATCAATAAGGATAACTATTTATGAGTTTACTTAACCGAGCAAAAGTTAAACGGCACGTTCTTATGATCGCGCATGAATCCAGGAATACTCGTTTGCACAAATACGAACGAGTTTCTAAGTCCTCTTTAGACTATCTAGAAGCTAGGCTAAAGCTAGAAATAAGAGAACTTGTAGAGAACCAAAGGACAGGCATTACGATTAAACCTTAGTCTACTATTAGTATACTAGTAGTAACACTAGTAATAATCTATACTTCTTATGTAGACTTATATTAGTCTATATAAGCTTATAACTAACTAAAGGAGTAACACTATGTATGTACCACGCAGCGAAAGAGCAGCTAAGATTTATCCAGTTAAAGTTTATAATAAAAAGGGAGAATTGACTCAATACATAAGTTGGGCTGAGTTGGAAGCTAGAGATGAGGAGGACATAGCTCAGGAGGTTAAAGAACTAAAGCATGAGCTAAATGTCAAGAGAACATTAAAATAGGCTATTGCATACAGTAGACAAATAAAGTACAATAAGTGTATGAAAATAAATTGTATTGACTCTCTATTTAGTGCAGATGAAGTGAACCAAGTAGTTCAACTAGGAGACAGCTTAATTCATACTGAAGGACTTATCAAAAACGATAAGTTAGATCATAAGGTCCGTAATGCTAAGATAGCTTGGATTCATCCTAGCGAGGCGAGTTGGTGGCTCTTTAATAAAGCTCTAGAGGTCTTTGCTGACAGCTTACCTTTCGGAGCTTTACAAAGTATGCAGTACACCGTATATCATACAGGAGGACATTATGATTGGCATAAAGACGTAGGAAATGGTGATAAGATTATGAAAGCTAGAGTTGAGGCAGCAGTGCTTCAGCTATCGGAACCCTCAGACTATGAAGGGGGCATCCTGGAAATCAAGGATCGCGCTAAGATTCTAGCTATACCTAAGCAACAAGGCATGGTAGCTACGTTTCCGGTTGAGGCTTGGCATAGAGTAACACCAACTACGAGTGGTGTAAGAAAAACTTTAATACTGTGGAGTTTGAAATGAATACAAAGGGTTTACAAATTGTTGTAGCAGTTCTTGTTCTTACAGTGGCGTTTATTGGGTGGTACTACCATAAACCAGATACGACAGTAATGGATAACTGGAAGTTTGAGCATTGTACTCCAACTAATAAAAACTGTGGAAAACTAGACTAATACAAGGAGACATCATGGCTGCTAATACTTTGAAGTTTAATAAAAGGAACGTAACATTAAAAGAAGATGAAATTGTAATTAGCAAACCTGATTTAATGCGTCAGTTGGAGAGAGCTTATTACAAAGGCATAGAAACAGGAGAAATGATGGTTGGTGAAATATTAGACATAGCAAATGAAGCAGATGAATGAAATTCTAATTACTTTAACTTTGTTAATACCTCCAGCTTCCGAAGGAGTGCATTGGGGAATCAATGAAGTTCCTAATCAACTGGTGGTGACTTATAAGTCTGGAGTAAAGGCCAGTTATAGTTCTATTCAGGTTCCTTGCCACACCAAGCCTACCAAGGAAGGGTGGGCGGTTTACCATGATATGTCTATGGGGCAGGAAGTTTGTTATTTAACAGACACTAATTATCCTGTCATGGTAAGAGGTCCTTGGAGAGCTACAACTAAAAAAACGTACAGAAAATGATTATCAATTACACAGTAGAGTTTACTTTAACAGTATGGGCTGCTTGGTCTGTCAGGCTTATTAATAGACAGGCTAAGTATGCTCTGTATTCAGGAATCCTGTGTAACCTCTGCTTCTTGTCTTGGTGGGTGTTTACCAAGCAGTATGGGTTCTTGGTGGGAGACTTTGTGTTTACTGCTATGTACTCAAGAGAACTGTATAGGAGTCTAAATGTTTCAAAGACAAAAAGACCTAGAAGATGAAATGGTAGCTCTTGGAGTCAAACGATTTCGAGAGGAGAACAGGCAAGCTAAGAAGGGTAAGCACGAATCCACAACTCCTGCTGGAATCCAGTTTCTCAGGAAAGGTGTGGGTAAAATAGAAAAAGAGATTGTTGAGCTAAAGAAACAGTATAATACTGGATCACCTACAACACACTCAACAGACGCAATAGCGCGTCTATTCGAGCTGCCGTCAGATGTGATAGCCTTTCTTAGCTTGAAAGCCTGCGTTAACCACTTGTCAACACCTGTAAAGCTGGTGAAAATAGCCCATGAGATAGGAGCTTTCTTAGAAGATGAAGCGCGGTTCAGGTTCTTCCAGAAAGCTAATCCAGCGTTATATGGAGTGGTAACAAGAGACTTAAACAAGAGGACTACTAACTATCGAAAACAAAAAAGGGTTCTGGTTCATTCTGAAAAGAAAGCTGGTATTAGCTGGAAAAACTGGCTACCTGGAAATAAGGTGAGGCTAGGACAAATGATGGTGTCCTTAGTGTGTGATGCTACCAAGCTATTTGAGATTGTATTGCGTACTGCACAAGAACAAAATAGAAGGACAATCTATTGGTTAGAGGCTACGGAGGAATCTATTAAGTGGATTGAAAAGAAAAATTCTATTTGTGAGCTGTATAATCCGGTAACGCTGCCTTGTCTTATTCCTCCTAGAAAATGGGAGTCGGTTTATACAGGAGGTTATTACACTTATACAGGCATGAACTTGGTGAAGACTATGGATCAGTCTTATCTTGAGCTTATCAATGCCACGAAACCTACTGACGTATTTAAAGCTGTGAATATGGTTCAAGAGACAGGCTGGAAGATCAACAAGGAAGTCTATGAGATTATGGAACACTTGTTTACTTCCAAAGCCAGCTCTAAAGTGATCCCTGAATTCCATGAACATACTATGGAAGAACCCTATCCTAAAAAGGGAACTAAAGAAGAACAAGTAAACTGGAAACGTAAAGCAACTTTGATGCACACTGATAATGTCCGAAGGAAAACCAAAAGAATACAATTTAGTCAGCTCATGTGGACTGCAAGAAAGTTCAAGGATGAAAAAGTTTTTTACTTTCCTCATACCTTGGATTTCAGAGGCAGACTCTACGCGAATACCGCCTTCCTTAATCCTCAGGGGGAAGACTCAGCCAGAGGCTTGCTGGAGTTCTCGAAAGGGAAACCTATGGGAAACTCAGGCAAGCCTTGGTTGATGGTACACTTAGCTAACTGCTATGGGTACGATAAGGTGTCGCTAGAGGAACGAGTAGAATGGGTTCTGTTGCATGAACAGGATATTATGGATATAGGTTTAGATCCTCTAGAAAACAAGTGGTGGATGGATGCAGATAAACCTTGGCAATTCCTGAGAGCTTGTATTGAGTTTGTTAAAGCAGAAAAAAACAAAGACTACAGGAGCCCTTTACCTATTACTGTGGATGGGTCCTGTAATGGACTGCAACATTTCTCAGCTATGCTGAAAGACCACAAAGGGGGAGTCGCGGTAAACCTGTGTCCTTCAGATAACCCTCAGGATATTTATGGTATAGTGACAGAGGTAGTTAAAGAAAAAATTAAGAATGATCCAGAAGCTATCTTAGAGGAAGGGGATATAAACAGAGCTCTTATCAAGCGTCCGGTAATGACAACTCCTTATGGAGCTACCTTATATGGAATGAGAGATCAGCTCTATGAGGAATATAAGAAGCAGCTTGATAAGGGGCTTCAGTTTCCTACGGTTAACAAGGATGAAGACATCTGGAAATA